CATATCGCCACTGAAACGCTTACCTTTCACCTTATACTGTAGTTTCCCATCATCACAGTAACCCTTACCCACATTATTCAACTGCCATGACAATAGTTTGTTCAGCAATTGGTCACCATTATAAATGCGCTTATAGATGCTGTGTTCCCAATTTAACATGGATGCACTAACATGCATGTCAAACTTGGTAGCATCAAGGCCAATAGCAACCGGCTTGTTAAAACTATTCCATTTCCCAGTCATAATGCTGGCAACCTCCTTGACATTGTAACCTTTAATTACAGTCGGGCCGTCTCCGAACACTCTGCGTATAGCTTTATATAGCTTGTGCTCGATCGGCTTAATATAGGATCCTAGTACCAAATTGTACCTTGGGTCCCGAGGTTGGATGCATCTAGGTGCTTTCGTAGGGTTTACTTTTTCACATTTCACAAATGCTATGCTAACGGCGTCAGCACGGCTAATATTAGTTTCCTTCAAGCTCTCATGGGCGTTTGCATAAATCGTACGTTTGCGACCCTTATACATCTCGACGACTTCGTCGAGGGAAACCGGGGTGGCACTTTTCATATATTTTAGCAATTCACCTCTGAAAGCAGAAAGCACTGTATTAACCGTCTGTTGTTGCGGCTGGGGAGGAGCCACAAATTCACCATTAACTTCGCAATAGTACATTCTAGTTAGTAAAGCTGTTTTCAACGTGTTAATATCCGCATTGTTAATACGGAGATTCATTTCCGGGCCGATACCTGCCACGTTATACAGATATCGCTCCTTCACGGCCGCCAGGTTGTTGTAGTAGGTGATCTCGTCGGGCAAGATCTCGATCGCCTTCTCGTAATGTCCCACCGCTTCCGCGAAGCTCTTGGTTTTGTATGCGGCGTTGCCGTTGTCCTTATGCGCGTCGGCCTCCTTCTTTTTCTCCGCCCGTGCAGCCTCCTCTGGAGTCAGCTCCTTCACTGGCTCAGGCTCAGGTTCTGGCTTCTTCTTGGCCGCTGGCGCCGCCGCCGGCGCCTCGGCCGCGCCGCCAAAGCTGTCAGGTGTCTGGATGTTCACCCCCATGAGCATTCCGAGAACAGAGAGGATCCGTTGGTCGCTCATGTGCTTGCTGATGGCG